GGGCCGGGCGCGCCACCGGTGGTGCTGAGGCCGGCGCTGAGCCGTAAGGTGAAATACGTGCCCACCGCGCGCCAGCGCGAGGTCGTCGCGATGCTGGTGGCCAATCAGGTGCCGTTCCACATCATCGCGCTGTCGCTCGACATCGGCACCCGCACGCTCGATCGGCACTACGCCGCCGAGATCGCCCATGGCCGGGCGCACATGGTCGCCCGCGTCGGGCTATCCGTGCTGCGCAAGGCGATGAAGGGCAACATGAACGCCGCGCGCTACTGGCTGATGACGCATGGCGGGCCGGAGTGGCGGCTGAACACCAAGGACGCCACCGCCGAGGCCGCCGCCTTCGCCACCCCCTCGTCCGACACGGCGGGGCGCAAGGTGCGGTTCTACGTGCCGGAGAACGGCAGGGACCGCCCAGAGACGCCTGAGCCGCCGGTGATCGAGGGCGAGGCCGACGTGGCATGAGCGCCGCCCTGGACGACGATGACGACCTCGACATCCGCCCGCAGCCCGGGCCGCAGGAGACCTTCCTGGCCGCGTCGGCTGACGTGGTGATCTATGGCGGCGCCGCCGGCTCGGGCAAGAGCTTCGCGCTGCTGCTGGAGGCGATGCGCTACGCCTCGACGGTCGCCGGGTTCGACGCCGTGGTGTTCCGCCGCTCGACCGTCGACCTGCGCCGCCCTGGCGGGCTGTGGGCGGAATCGATGAAGCTCTATCCGCTCTCTGACGCCATCCCGATCAGCCACCGCTTTGAATGGGTCTGGCCGGAATACGGCATGGTCAAGATGGCGCATCTGGAGCACGAGACCACCGTGCTCGACTGGCACGGCGCGCAGTGCGCGTTCATCGGCTTCGATGAGCTGACCACGTTCACTCAGTACCAGTTCTGGTATCTGTTCTCCCGCAACCGCTCCCGCTCAGGTATACGTCCGTATATACGCGCGACCTGCAACGCGGATGCCTCGTCCTGGGTCGCCAAGTTGATCGAGTGGTGGATCAATCCCGACACCGGCTACCCGCTGCCCGAGCGCTCCGGCGTGGTGCGGTATTTCGTGCGCGGCGCCGCCGACGAGCTGATGTGGTTCGACAGCAAGCGCGCGGCGATGGTGGCGACCGGGCAGGACGAGAACACCATCAAGAGCCTGACGTTCATCTCGGCCAAGCTGGCCGACAACCCGGCGCTGACGCGGGCCGATCCGAACTATGTCGGCAACCTGATGATGCTGCCGGCGGTCGAGCGCGAGCGGCTGCTCAACGGCAACTGGAAGATCGTGCCGTCGGCTGGCCTGTATTTCAACCGCTCGTGGTGCAAGGTGGTCGACATCATGCCGGTCTGCACCAAGCTGGTGCGCGGCTGGGATCTCGCGGCCAGCGAGCAAGAAGACTACTCCGATCCCGACTGGACCACGTGCGTGAAGCTCGGCTTCACCCATGAAGGCCACTGGATCGTGCTGCACGCCGACGCGTTTCGCGGCACCCCCGCCGAGGTCGAGCGGCGCATCCTGAACTACGCCAGCGCCGACGGTTTCGACTGCACGATCGACCTGCCGCAGGACCCGGGACAGGCGGGTAAGGCCCAGGTTGCCGCCCTGGTGCGGCTGCTGGCCGGCTACACCGCCGTCAGCTCACCCGAGTCCGGCGACAAGATCACCCGCTTCGGGCCGTTCTCGGCGCAGGCCGAGGTCGGCAACATCCTGGTGCTGCGCGGGCGCTGGAACGAGCGCTGGTTCACCGAGCTGGAAAACTTCCCGCTCGGCGCGCACGACGACGACGCTGACGCGACGAGCCGTGCCTTCAACGGCATCGCCCAGCAGCCGCCGATGCGATTTGACCCAGACGAATTGCGCCGGCTCGGCGTTCACGTGCCGCCGGATACCCAACCCTTCCATTGAGGGGGTCGCCATGTCGCTGCTGACCACCCTCACCGGGCTGTTCATGGGGCTGCTGGCGCGCGACAGCGCGCAGCCGGCGCCACCACCAGACCAGCCCAGGCCGCCGCAGATGGATGCCCGCGCGCTCTACGACGCGCTGATGGGGATGAACGGCGGCGCGCCGACCGACGCCATACCGCTGCAGCTCTACACCACGCGCCCGGCCACTGCCGAGGATGCACGCCGGCTGTTCGCGCCGGCCAAGCCATTGCCGGGCGTGGTGCCGGACGGGTTCGCGCTGGACAGCCTCAACAACCCGATGGACTACTCGGGTTACTCACGCATCACCGAGGGCATGTATTGGCCGGGCTTCCCTTATTTGGCGGAGCTGTCGCAGCGCACCGAATATCGCCGCATTTCCGAGACCATCGCGAAAGACATGACTCGTAGATGGTTTCGTCTGCAAGCAACCGGCAATGACGACAAGACCGACAAGATCCAGGCACTTGAGGAACTGATCAAGTTCCACAAGCTGCAGGAAAAATTCACCCTGCTTGCGTTGCTCGACGGGTTCTTCGGTCGCGCGCATCTCTACATCGATACCGGCGATACCGACGATCAGGATCTGCTCAGGCTGCCGCTGCCGATCGATCCGCGCGTGGTCATCCGGGGCGGGCTGAAGGGCCTGCGCGTGGTCGAGCCGATGTGGGCCTATCCGCACGCGTTCAACGCCAATGACCCGCTGAAGGCGGATTTCTACCTGCCGCAGACATGGTGGGTGATGGGCAAGGAGATCCATCGCAGCCGCATCCTGCCGTTCATCGGTCGCGAGATGCCGGATATGCTGAAGCCGGCCTATTCGTTCGCCGGCCTGTCGCTGTCGCAGATGGCGCGGCCCTATGTCGACAACTGGTTGCGAACGAGACAATCGGTCAGCGACCTGATCCATTCGTTCTCCACCCCGGTGATGATGACCAACATGGGGTCGGTGATGAACGCCGGCGGCGCAGCTTCGCTGAAGATGCGCGCCGCGCTGTTCAACTATCTGCGCGACAACAACAACCTGATGATCCTCGACAAAACCACGGAGGACTTCAAAAATGTATCTGCCCCTCTCGGCGGCCTCGACCATCTCCAAGCGCAGAGCCAGGAGCACATGGCGTCCGCAGTGGGTATCCCCCTGGTGGTTCTGCTGGGGATTTCTCCCAGCGGGCTGAACGCCACCAGCGAGGGCGAGCTGCAGGTCTGGGCACAGTTCATCCACGCGGCCCAGGGGTCGTTCTACGACGCCAACCTGACCACCATCCTCAAGGTGATGCAGCTTCACCTGTTCGGCGAGATCGATCCGTCGATCACCCACGCCTGGGAGCCGCTGCGCGAGCTGTCGGAGGAAGAGGAGAGCACCGCCGAGAAAACCCAGGCCGACATCGACGCGGTCTATATCAACGCCGGCGTGCTCAGCCCCGACGAGATCCGCCAGCGGCTGTCCGCCGAGGCTGACAGCCCGTATCAGGGCCTCGACCTCGACACCCCGGCGCCGCCGCCACCGAATCAGGAGCCTGACCCGCTGGGCGGCGAGGGGGTCGGCGTGCCGCCTCCAGGCGGCGGTGGCGGGCATGGCGCGCCCGGTGGTGGTGGTAGCCCGGCCCCGCACGGCATGGGCACCAGCGCGCCGGCTGGTGGCAGCGCTGGGCCGGTTTCCAGCGGTGCCGGCAAGCTCGGCCCGGCGGGATCGCCAAAGCCGCCCAACCCCAACAAGGGCGGGCGCGACGAGGACGAGGATCTCAGCGGCGACGTGCCGGGGCGCGGCCATATCAGGGTCATCCCGAGCGACCCGAACGCGCAAATCCACGTGCATATGGGTCGCAACGACCGGGCGCATATCAAGATGGGCCAGGACGGCGCGATCGATTTCACCATGGACGCGTTCGACCCGTCCGAGCACCCACGTGGCCAACCCGAGAATGCCGGTGAGTTCGGCCCAGGCGGCGGTGGCGCCGCCAAGACCACCGCTGGCCATGGTGTGACCGGCCTGCCCGACGGCAAGCTGCCGCGCGAGCTGAAGAACCTGAGCGATCGCGGCGGCTACCAGATGACCGCGACCAAGGCGAAGAAGAGCGGCTTCGAATCCGGTGACCGCTACGAGGTGATCGTCACCGCCAAGCCGACCAAGGGCATCGTCACCATCAACGAGGGCCGGCACACCGCGCAATACGATCCGGCGCTGGCCGAGGTCGAGACGCTGAACCCGGACGAGCCGCTGATCGCGCGCAAGATCGCCACGGTGAAGGGCGATCTGCCGAGCGAGCTGCCGATCGAGGCCAACCCCGAGCATATGTATCGCGGCATGGATGCCGACGAGTTCGCCAGCTTCCAGAAGACCGGCCAGATCAAATCGGTGTCGGACTATAACATGGCCGGCCAGGAAGGCCTGACCTACTGGTCGTCCCAGCCTGATCAGGCGGAGAGCTACGCCAACAGCTTTGCGCCACCGGAGCACAAGCCGACCTTCGAAAAGCCCTGCTACGTCATGGTCGCCAAGCGCGTCGACCCAGAGCACGAGACCCGGGTAAAGGGCACCGGCGAGAGCGAGATCGGCGTCAATCGCGCGGTCGGCAAGGACGAGATCCTAGAGGTCTGGCGCGGCAAGGTCGCGGTGTTCGACGCCGGCAACTACTCGCTCAGCGACCGTGGCGGCGAATTTGAGGCGGGCGGCAGTGCTGCGCCATCGGCCCAGGTGGTGTGGGAGAGGCTTGGCGCCCAGCACGCGCAGGACGCCGAGTGGGACCCGTCGAAACACCCGCGCGGTCAGCCGGAGAACGCCGGCGAGTTCGGCCCGGGTGGGGGTGGCGCCAAGCCGAAAGCCGAGGCGCCCGCGCATGCTGCGCCCGCTGCCGCGCCAGAGCGGCACACCGCCACCGAGGCGGCCCGTGCTGTATCTACGCCCACATTTACACCCACATCTACGCCCACATTTACGCCTACGCCGATCCGTTCGGTATCTACAGTCGCAGCTACACCGCCGCCGGCGCACCATGCGGTGGAGTTCTACTCGCCGTCGGTCGCCGAGCACCTTGACCTCTCCCAGGCCTCGGCGGGATTGCATTCAGAGCGCCAGCGCCTGCTGGAGACCGCGTCGCGCGAGATCGACCAGAAGCTCGGGCTGACCAGCACCAGCCACCCGGCGATCGGCGCGTGGTCGGACGGCGCCGAGAACAGCGTGATGACCGAGATGGATGGCGCGAGCTGGGAGCAGATCGAGGTCGCCACCGCGATGAAGGCGCATCTGGCGAACCAGAAGGACGCCTTGGTGTTCCAAGAGGGCGAGGGCAACCAGCACCTCTACAGCTTCCACGCCACCGGCTCGGTGGAGAAGATCCATCAGGATCTGCTGGAAGACGGTGTTGCATTCCACACCATCGTTCCCACACAAGAGGGTGCCACGATCTACGCCGTCGACATGGGCGACAGCGGCGAGGCAACATCTCAGGCAGTCGCGAAGGCAGCGCAGCGCTATGGCACAACCCCCACCGACCAACCCGGACGCGCCAAGTTCCTCGTCGGCGACAACCCCGGAACCACCGGACAAGAACAGCGACACGAAGCCCAGCTCGCCTACGGCAGAATCATTAAAGGCTCTGGGGTTCCGGACGTTGCCGACGTCTGGAAAAGCATACGGCCTACCTATGGCCAAGCCTTCGAAATAACCGAGTATCCCAAGGAAGAGACCACCACGCCGCTGCCCGGGGTCGCCGAGGGCAGCCATCCCGCGACCATCTCCACGCGCCGCCCGACCGTGGTCGAGGCCGTCGAGGGCGACAAATACCGCCGCGCCGACCTCAAGGGCATGGAAGAGGACGAGCGGGTCTTCAAGGCCAACATGAAGCTGCTGCAGAACCCCAACGCCTATCCGCAGCTCCGCGAGGCCGATCTGGCCGGCAAGTCGCCGAAGGAGATGGCGCGCGCGGCGATCGACCTCGCCAAGTCGAACCTGCGCTTCCTGTGGGAGCACGCGCCGTCGGGCCTGCGCGAGCAGGGACCGAAATGGTATGAGGGCGCGCATGACTTCGCCGCCGCCAAGGCGAAGGAATACGACATCCCGCTGGCCAGCGCCGCCGGCGTCTACGCAGCGCTGTCACCGCAGAAGCTGTGGGCACAGAACGTCAAGCAGGGCGACGCGCTGCTCGACATCTATTTCCATCACCAGGACACCGCGTGGTCCGAGGAGATGAGCGCCAAGGCGCGCAAGATCTGGGCGAAGCCCGACTACGCCCCGCTGCTGGCGCGCGTCCAGGGCAAGACCCTGGGCGAGCTGCAATTGCCCGCCGAGAAGGCGATGTGGATCAGGACGTATGACGAGGCGCACGATCCGGCGCAGGGCTACAACCGGCTGACGCCGGACGGCAAGGTGCTCGGCCCCTGGTATAATCTCGACGGCTCGCGCGCCAAGAACGCGTGGCAGAACCTGAACTCGATCAGCAACGCCATCACCGCGCTGGAATCCGGCGGCAACCGCGAGGCGATCAGCCTCAGTATGGGCGACCTGCACAAGGTGCGCTCGTTCTACAACAACATCCTCGACCCGCCCGCGACCAACGGCGACGTCACCATGGACACCCACGCGATCGGTGCCGCGCTGCTGTTCCCGTCGACCTCGCTCAGCACCTCGGTGGCGCAGTCGCTCAAGACCTCGCCGGAGAAGGACAAGCGCGAGGTAGGATTTGAGGGCGCCAGCGGCTCGGGCACCACCGGCTCGCAGGGCACCTACCCGCTCTGGGGCGACGCCTACCGCGAGCTGGGCGACGAGCTGGGCGTGGCACCGCGCGTGCTGCAGTCGGTCACCTGGGAGATGAAGCGTAAGCTATTCGACAGCCGGATGACGAAAAACACCGTGCGCGGTGTGCGGGCGCTGTGGCGCGAGTATCACGCCGGCGAGCGCGACCTCGCCAGGACCCAGCAGGCGATCTGGGAGCTGGCCGGTGGCGTGGACAAGCCGGAGGACGGCCTGCCGGCGCCGCCTAAGCCCAAGGCCGCGCGCAAGCTGCGCGGCGCCAAGCGGGCGAAGACGGCGAAGAAGGCGGGGAATGCGTAGGGTGGGCGCGGCCAACCTTAGTCATTAAACACTTTCAGCCTGACTGACTTTGCCCATGCCGGCGTCCAATGAGCGGGAACCCGTGGCCCGTTGAGGGGGACGTATCGGTTAGGGAGGCTGGCCATGTAGCTATGCGCGCCCGTCATAGATCAAAGTGTCAGGCACCCTCTACCCCTTCGTCATCGTCCGTCGCGACCTTCGACCAGTCCTGCAGCTCCTCGGGGAGGCTCAGCTCATCCTCCATGCTCCAAGGGTCCGGCACCTCGTCGCCGTAGGCCGCGCCGATCCAGTTTTCCCGGGTGACCTCCATGCCGGCGGCGCGCAGCAAGCCGACGACGTGATCCTCGTCCAGCGTGGCCATCAGCGATCCTCCTGCCAGTCGAAGTAGACGCGGGGGCGATGGGTGAACTCCAAGGCACCGGTCTTGCCGTCGGCCTTGCGTCGCACCAGCACGAACGGCGCCAGGAAGCATATCACATCGAAATCCCGGCGCAGCTCCTCGGTGTTCCAGGTTTCCCCGGTATGGGCGGCCAGATCCCGCGCCGGGGCGTCGGTCTCGACCATCCGGCGCCGCGCCGCCTCGGTGGGATCTTTCATCGTCAGTGCTCCATTATGTTGCAGCGAACATAATTATCCTGACGCGAAACGTCAAGAAGATTTGTTCGTCGCGGGAGCTAGCGCGCGGAGACCAGATAGACCAGCACGAACGCCATCACCATGATGCCGCCGGCGCCTAAGCCGGCGAGGCCGAGCGAGATCAGCATTACACGTGATCCAGCGATCCCATAGACCATTTGCGATCGACGTAGGTCTTGGTATCGCTATTCGCGACGAGCTGCGAACGCAGCCATTCGTAGCAGTCGGTTGCTCCTTCGATGCCGAGCGCCGCCGCGATCGCCAGCGCGGACATTGTGTATGACGCGTAAACCAAAGAGTCGCCAGCCGGTATGATGTCGGGGTCATCGAACTCTGCGATGTCCGGCTGCATCGTGACATTCAGATCCCACGACTCCTGCCAGCTTTGGACGTAGGGTGACTTGTCCGTTGCACGCAGCGCGACGTTGTATGGCGTTGGTTTGGCGCGCACCCAGCCGCTTGTGCCATTGGTGCGAGCGATGCTGTTGGCCAATTTCCACTCTAGGATCGGCAGCCAATCGCCGTAACCGATCGCCACGACATGGCCTAATACCGCCGCCTCATAATCTTCCATCCATTGCTGCGAGACTGTGCCCGCCGGCATCGTGCTGCTGCCCGGCGAGTTGGTCGCATCGGCCATGTAGTGCAGTATCGTGTAAGGCGACGCGGTGAATGGTGCCGCTGTCGGATGCACATAGCGGTTCAACATCCAGTCGCGATTACCATCAAGCCAGTCCTTCCAATACGCGCGTGGCTGCACCCAAGCGGGTGCGTTGTCGGGTGTCATACGCGCGCAGTGTGCCAAAGTGCGCAACGCCCATGCGTGCGCGCGGGTCGCGAACCCGATGCAGTAGTTGCCGCGTGATTGTGGATTTGATGCGAGAACATTATATGTTGCCGCGAATTGTAGTTCCTCCAAGTAATACGGATCGCCGGTCAACAAGAACGGCACGTAGCCAAGATCAGGCTCATGCGCGACGTCGAGCGTTATCGGCGTGGCGATCCAGGGGATGGTCGGCCCATACAGCGTCGCCTGCGGGTGTTCGATGAAATTGAACACCGCGCCGCCGTCCTCATTGCGATAATGCCACGGCATGGTTCCGCTCGCCTCGGCCTGCGCGATGAGCGAGTCCACCGGCGCGTCACCGCGCAGGTATTCTGCTTGCGCCTCTGTGACCAGTCCGATCTCGTCGCGCTCGCCGGTGCTCGGCACGTAGGCGGTCAGTCCCGCCAAGCCCATCGGTTCGTACACCCGCGTCGGCGACAGCGGGCGTGTGGTTGACAGCTCCATGTCGAAGTGCGGCAGCAAGTCGGCGTCCTGTAGTTCCAAGGTGGTCGCAACGATCGGGCGCGGTTTCGATTGCCAGCGCCAGCGCGAATACCAATAGTGCTCCGGCACATCCACCGTGGCGAGCACATCGGTGCCTCGGTAGATCGTCGCAGTGTAGCTGGTCATATTGTAGGCCTTGGTGCCCGCCGTGGTGTCACCCAGCTCAAATACGACCTCGTCGCGCGTGCCGTCGCGATCGCAGCGGAACTGCACCCGCAATTCCGGCAACTCGGCATTGGTGGCATCGAGGCGGTTCTGCACGAACGCGCCGCGCTGATCGATCCAGTCGCCCCGGTCGATGCCGTCGTCGGCGTGATACCAAAACTCGGTGTCATTGTATTCGACGCAGACCGACAGCTCGGCGGTCGGCCCGGGACCGGGATCTGGCGGTGGCGTGGGCGTGGGTGTGGGGAGAGGCGTCGGCGTGGGTGTTGGTGTGGGCGGTGTCGGCGTCGGTGTGGGCGGTGTCGGCGTGGGTGTGGGCGGTGTCGGGCTGCTCAATGACACGACGAACGTGGCATCGACCTCGCCAGTGAAGTCGACGCTGCCCTTGACCGTGATCGTAACGTCATTCGTGATCGCCATTGTTCACCCCGTGAGCTGCAATCCGCTTGGCGCGTTCCATGAGCTGGTCCAGATCAAACTCTCGCTGCGCCACCCCGGGCGACCGCTCCAGGCGCCGCACGTCCAGCTCCAGCTTGGTCAGCCACCGGTCTATGCGGATCATCTCGCGCCAAAGCAAGCCGACCGACAGCCCGATGGCGATGGCGCTCAGGCCGATCAGGATGACGGCGGTGACGTCGATCATGGGTCGCGGGTAGGAACGTCTGCCGCCAGCCGCCGCCGCCACGCGATGAAATCTTCCAGGCCGGCCAGCAGGCCCTCGTCTATCTCGCCGGATACGACTACCCGGACATGATGCCCCTCGCGCACTTCCACGCGAAAGACCTCGCGCGCTTCAATCTCGTCAGCCATCGGCCACGTTCTTTCGGCAACGTCGATTATCGGAGGTAGGGTCTAGCGCTCGACTTGCGAAGATGGCATCCAGGGCAAGCCGTGCGGCTTCGACTGTCGAGTGCCGGCTGATGATCCTATTGCCGTATAGCACGCGGATGTCTGTCTCAGACTTATGTTGGATACAGTGCGTGAATGCCGGACGCCGAATCTTGGTCATCGTCATTTCCCTTTACGGATGGATCTCCAACACGATCACATCCGGCGACATAGCGATCGTCGTATGCGTGACGTCGTGGCGCGTCTCGACCGGAGCGGCACCGACGAGCGGGTTGTACAGGTTGATGCTTTTCACGGGCGTGCCGAATACGAAAGTTACTGCCACCGCATCGCCCTGCCCGAGTTCCTCGGCAGCGTGCCACACTGGTACTAGATACCGCCCGTCGCTCGCCTGATACACGTCGTAGTCCATCGCATCGGTCAGCCCGGTGACCTCCATACCCAGCACACCGGGCACGAAACCATGCCGGTCGCCCTTATCAGCGCAGATCGTGCAGAGGTTGCGGATCGCCGTGGCCGCCGGTCGTGGATCGTTGGCGTATTTCTGCGGGAACAGGCCACACTTGTAGACGGTGCCGTAGTCGAATAACGCATACCACCACAGCCCCTGCGTGCCGTTCTGCGCACAACGCAGCCACGTGCATAGTGTGTAATACGCGTCGCGTTCGCCGTCCCAGCCGAGCTGGTCGGGCTTGAAACCCCGCGCGTTGTATAACGTGGGATGGAACTCGGTCAGGTGGATCAGATCATGTCCGTAGACACTCCACAGCCCGCCCACATACTCGTTCACCGAATAACCGGTGCCGGGCACGTCGGGCGACGCGGGCGGGTAATAGTGTCCGTTGCCGAGATCCAGCTTTTCGTTGAGCGTCGCGAGGTTCTCGGGTGTCCCGCAGTAACCCGTTATCCAGCCTTCGGGATGCGGTGTGCCCGCCACGATCGACGGACCCATGATGCCATGATCTTCGCCAGCGATGATGGCATCCTGAATGGCGAGGGTCGTCTCAAACGGCACCTCGCCGGAACCGAAGTCGGTGTTCGGCTCGTTCAATCCCTCGACCCAGGTGTGCGGTAACTGCAGCATGGTGGGCACATCGGCGACGCTGGCATTGGCGCCAGGGCAGACGGTGAACCGCGTGCTGGGGAACTCCGTCAGGATCGCCGCAAACCACTGCTTCTGCATGTCGTAGCGACCGGCATAGTGATACTCGCGAACGCCCAGGGTGAACCCGCTGTCGCCGACGAGATACTTCAACGCCGCGATGGTGGACGGTGGTGAATAATCCGCCGGCCAACTGCCCCAGGCATTGTGCGCGTCCATCGAGCTGAACGTGTTCACCCCGAACCGCTCGATCAGGTCGACAACGCGTTTGGCCTGGATGCCCTCGGTCGGGTCCGGCGGCACCGGCTCCGGCTCGGAGATATCCATCGCCTCCTCCAGCGCCGCCACGCGGGCTTCCAATTCATCGAACTCCTTGCGGGTAACCGGATCAGACATCGTGTTTATCCCCTATCTTAGTGGCGAAGCTGGACACCATCCTGACCCGAGATGTCAAGAGGATTTTGCCAATGACACTGTATGGCGCGCGCATGGGTCGCGACATCCTGTTCGGGTCGAGGAACTACGCGCGCGACGCCTACGACCCCTCTGAGGCGCGCGATCCCAAGGGGGAGTGGACCAGTAGCGGCGGTGGTGGCAAGGCCGCTGGCGAGGCTCCCAAGGGCGGCGGCGGGGAGGATAAACCGGGGGTCGTCGCGCACGGCCCCAAGGCAGCCACCGAATGGCGCGACCGGGTCACGGCGGCGGCAGAATGCTGCAAGACGCTGGACGCCCTGATGGAATCATCTGTGACGAACCAGGGCCTGCTGGGCAAGGCCGGCGAGGAGATCGGCAAGATGAGCGGCGCCGAATTGAAGAACCCGGGCGCCAAGAAGCGCAAACGTCTGGCCGAGAAGCTGGCGCGCCCTGGCCGCACGCCCGCCAGGATCACCGACGCGGCCCGCATCGGGTTCAACGTCACCAAGCCCGAGCAGGCCGAGGCGATCGTCAAAGAGTTCGCCAAGCGGTTCCCGATCGCTGATGAGGGATGGGCAACCACACCGGTCGGCTATTTCGATCGCAAGCTGATGGTGAAGTTCCCCAACGGCCAGATGGGCGAGGTGCAGATATGGCACCCTGACATGCTGGAGGCCAAAGAGGTGAAGGGCGGCCATAAGCACTACCAAGCGGCCCAGGCACTGGCGGCGGATGATGTCGCGGGGCACAAGCGCGAGGCTGAAGCGATGATGGCGCTCTATCACCCGGTGCTGGATAGTTTGTCACCGGAATGGAACGCCGCACTTGGCAGATCGGGCAGCTCGCCGAACATCTCGGCGAAAGCTGCCTGAGTCATAACATGGGCATTGTGGTTGATCTCGGCGGGGTGGGTCTTCTGCCATTTGTTGTCGGCGTAGATCCACGCCTCGCTGTAATTGCCCCGCACTGGCAGACCATCAAGGTTCGCATAGAACGGGGTCGCGGTATCGATGGGCATAGTGTCACCTCCTTTCGAGGCGACGAAGGTTACTCCGTCTGAAGTGGAGGGGCGACCTTGGGTCACCCCGTGACCCGGGCCTCGGGGTTCTCGGCGAACCCCCACATCGCGTTGACGATCGCCGGCAGCTCGGCGCCCTCGTCCAGCATCTTGCCGGCCAGCTTGAACAACGCACCGATCTTCAGGACGCTGATCTGCATGCCGCTGCAATTCTTGTAGTAGATCTGCTCGACCAGCTTCCGCTTTGCCGTCTCGATCTGCTTGGCGGTCGGTTGCTTGGCCATGTCACTTGCTCCCTTTGTTGGTCCACCGACCAACCTTGTTGCCGTTGTAGTCGTAGAGGTTTCCGCCGACGGCCTCGTCGTCGCCGAGATCATCGGACAGTTCCCGCAAGATCCTCGCGACCTCGGAGAGCGCGCCCATCTCGGCGAAGGCAGCGTTGTCGGTGTCGATCGTCAGGGTGAATTTACCCATGTTGGTTACTCCGTTGCGTAGGGGTTGAAGCCCAGGTCGATCATCCAATAGGCGGTGGTGCCGCCCTGGACCGCGACATAGTCCTGGCTCTTCGGTGACCTGACATGCAGGGTCCACCAGATGTTGCCGTCAGGGTTGTGCCGGGGGACCAGCGCGAGCGACCGGTCAGGCGAATACTGGGTCGCGGGAAACTTCTTGGTCACGGCCTACGCCTCCTCCGTCAGGTGAAATTCGGGATCGACCGCCTGCCCGCCAGCGGCGAGCGTGACGATGTCACCATCGGACGTGGCGACCAGCACGAACGGGTGTCCGTCGATGTTGGTGCCGTAGCACACGGTGGTGATGGTCTTACCGGGGAATAGCTGGGTGATGCCGTTGATGATCTTGCTCATGTCATTCAGCTTTCGTTAGGGTGGAGGTTCGTCACACGACGTGCGAGACGACGCTGGTTGTCCAGGCGAACAGCAAACCGTGGGACTGCTTCAGTCCGCTCAGGCCGAGTGCCAGCCTGAGGGAAGAGAATGCGGTGGCCACGAACAGCAAGAACTCTTTCGTGGTCACCAAGGCGAGAAAGTCAGTCATGGCGCGGCCACTCCTTCCGGGCCGCATCGGGAATATAACCATCTTGACCAGAGATGTCAAGAGAGTTTACCGCAAATACTGCATGCCATACTGGTCGCAGCCGGCCAGCGGGTTCTCGCCGTAGATGTTGCCCCTGGCGTGCTTGGCGGGCTTCTTCCAGCCATCGGCCTTCAGCAGGTCGCCGGTGGTCAGGTCGATGAAGCCGTAGGCTGACCGCTGGGGGCCGAGGCTGGTGACCACGATCCTGGCGTACTTGGTGCCCGGCTCGATGCTGACCTCCGGCGGGGGGCCGACGTGCTGGCACAGCACGTGCCACTCGGTCAGCTTGGCCTGCAGCCGCGCCTGGAAGGCGCCCAGGTCGTCCTGGGCGACCATGTTGGTCTTGCCGACATTGGTCCAGTGCATGGGGTTGGTCATCCGTATTGCTCCTCAAGCTTCCCGGCCAGGGCGAGCGCCCCGGCCAGCAGGGTTTCGGTCTTCTCATTGGCGGTGTAGTCGCAAACGACGTCATAACCGTCATTTCCGTACACCAACCAAACCTTGCCGACCGGGGTCCCGTCCGCGTCGCGGAACGCCAGCGTGTCGTCGTCGGTGGTCATGATCGCGCGCATGATCTTGGTGATGTCCTGCGAGCGCTTGACGGTCCACTCCTCACAGTCGAACACGCTGATGGTGTAGCCGGCGCCGACCGCGTCGGTGACGATCTTACGGACGATCCTCCGCTCGATGTTCTGTCTCTGTTTGACGTTCATGGGGTTGTTACTCCGCTCCCGGGAAGAGGTCGCGCAGGCTGGCGCCCGTCACGGTGATCTTGCCGACGCCGTCGTCGCTGACCGCGTAGCCCCCGCCCAGCGAGGGATACTCACCGACCCAGCGCTGGGCATATGTCTGCGCGCCGGCCAGGGTCTTGAAGGTTCGGGTCTTGCTGAACCGATCGATCGACCGGTAGCGGACCACGATGGTGGTAGGGGTCGTCATTCGTAGGTCTCCTTGGGGTTGTCAGAGTCCGTGCTGCCAGCTCATGTCGAGCTTGATGCACGCGTCGTAGGCGGCCTTCGTCTTGGCCTCGACCTGCCGCTGACCCGTAGGGGTCACGAACACCGAGCCGAGGTATCGATCTTCTTCCCTCAGTCGGAAGTTGTAGGCGGCCAGGGCCTTCTTCTGGGCCGTGGTCAATTGGGGCTTGGTGGTCATTGGTGGGGTCTTCCGTTGTCTTCAGGAGATATAATCATCTTGACAAAAGATGTCAAGAGAGTTTCTCCAAAAGAAAAGGGGCGACCCCGAAGGATCGCCCCATGCCGTCACGCCGGGAGCAGCGTCACCCGGTAGGCGGCGTCCACCCTGGCGCGCCGCTTCACCCGCTCGTCGCGGATCGACACGATCTCGCCGATCCTGCCGCACACGTAGCGGCGGGCGGTGACCGCCTGCCAGTGGTTGCCGGCGACGAGCAGCCAGACCGCGTCATCGGCGAACAGGCCGGCCTCACGTGCCCAGCGGTGCCAGCGCGCCAGGGTCGGGCGGAAGTCGCCCCGCGCGTTTGGCAGCGTGTCGATACCGCAGAGCGCCAGCGCCCGGCGCACCGACCAGTGGCTGGTGCCCTTGATCGAGCGCTTGCCAGTGACGTGGCGCAGCAGCGCCGCTGTCTCGCCGGTGTCCAGCCCGGTCAGCGCCGAGATGACCGCCGGGCCGCAGTAGCGGTTGCCGCCGGTTTTCGGGTGGTCCACGTCGCGCAGCTTGATCGCGCGCACGGGGTTGCAAACGGGCTTGCCGTTGATTATCTTCATCTTCACCTTCCTCAAAGAACCAAACATTCGCCGTCGGGAGATCCACCTCCCGGCGGCGAAGCCATCTTAACACACTTGACCTAAGATGTCAAGAGGGTTTTAAGCGACCTTCGATGGCCGGCCAGGGCGAGCGCGCACCGGCGGTGGGCGATCCTCGTCTTCGAACCGCCAGCCGGGGGACTGCCGATTGGCCCGCTCCCAGGCCGCCTGACGGCTGATGCCGTGGGCCTCTGCCGCCGCCTTGGCGGTGGGGTAGCGCCCGCGTGGCGTCACCACAGCCCTGGCGCGCATCGGTTGCGGCGCCTCCTCGGGGCTGCGTCGCATGCGTAGCTTCTTGCGCTTGCCGCCCAGGTAGGCGGCGAACATCTGCAGCGTGCCGACCGCCTCGTCCTCCGGCACCTTGACCCAGTAGCCGCGATGCGGGGCGCGGCGGAATTTGCGATCGAGCCGGTCCTTCAGGCCGGCACGCTCCGCCGGCGGCACCACCCAGGCCGCGACCAGATCGATCGGGACGGGCGAGCCGCGCTGCATGGTGGCCACGTCAGCGACCGGGTCCTCGGACAGGCCGAAGAACGCATAATCGCCGCTGACGGCCACGTAGTGGATGTAATCTGCCATGCCGCCACATTTATGTATGTTGACCTGGGCAGTCAAGATTATTTACGGACGAGCGATGCCTTGGCGGCAGCCTTGGTGGGGAATACGCCGGACAGCGGCGTGTGGTGCGGACCGCGCACCACGAGCCAGCCGCCGAGCAGTTTGTTGAATACGATCTTGACCATGGTCAGGCCCCCACAGCGGCGTAGTAGCCGGGCGCGGTCACGGCGTAGCTGATGCCATCGAAGGTGAACGTGGCCACGCCGCCGGTGAAGAAGCCGATCGCGAACGCGATCTTGTCGATCTCCCTCGGCGTGGTCTTGCCGGGCAGCTTCGCGTTGATCGGCAGCTTCCAGTTATCCTTGGGCGCCACCAGCGCGAACGCTGCCTCAAGCTCGGCCTGGGTGTAGCCGCCGAGCAGGCTGTCGGGGTCGAAGGTCACGGGGAACTCCTTTCGGGGTTGGGAGGGGGTTACCCGTATTAAATAATGGTCTTGACCCATGATGTCAAGATAATTCTTTGGGGGCGCCATGGCGCAGCAGCCGCCGCAGGACCAGAAGAAAGTGCTGCCGCCGATCGTCCCCAGCGCCGGGGTCGCGGCGGTCTACCGCAGCAAGCTGACCAAGTCGGTCGACCGGATGAACAACTCGCTCGACTACTGGCTCGGCGTGCGGTGGGAGGAAGACCCGGTGGCCGCCGGGCGGGTGCTGGCGACGATGAAGGAGCTTGGCCACCGCTGGCAGTCGCACTTCGATGAACTGGCGCCCGACGTCGCCGGCCAGTGGGGCGGCAGGGCTGAGAAGCACACCACCAACCGCATCAAGCAACTACTCGATGACGCCGGCTGGACCGTCGAGTTCAAGGTCTCGCCCCAGGTGCAGGCGATCATGGACAGCGCGGTGCAGGAGAATGTCGGGCTGATCCGCTCGATCGCCGCCGAACACCTCCAGCGCGTCGAGGGCATCGTGATGCGCAACGTGCAGAAAGGCTCGGATCTGCGCACCATGACGCGCGAGCTGCACGAGCAGTTCGACGTGCCGCTCAAGCGCGCCGCCTTCATCGCCCGGGATCAGAATAGCAAGATGGGTAGCGCTATCACCCGGGCGCGCCAAATGCAGGCTGGGATCAAGAGGGCGCGGTGGATGCATTCGAACGTGACCGCGCCTGGACACTTCAGGCCCGAGCACTTGAGCTTCAGTCGCGGCGAGCACAGCCCTGGTGCAAAGGGTCCGATTTACATC